CGTGACTGATCACTTCCAGTAATCCATTTTCCTTAGTTTTGTTGACAGAGCTAACATATGTCATTTAATCTTTTGTCCTTTCAATTTGAGCTCGTTTAATTTTCGAGCCGCTAAGCTCTTACGCTTGCGATCTTTGATTTTTGACTTCTTATGACTCTTCGTATGCTTGTTGTGTTTGCTCATTTAATAATCTCCCAATCGTTGGCTAACATGTCTGTTTGACTTGCTAACCAACCTACAACGATTGAACCATCTGCTGATTTCATATCAATATGTGGGTTAATATTGATATATTTTTGGCTATCAGGGGTAGACTTAGCGAGCGTCAAGTTACGAATCTTATCTGGGGTAATTAGAGTTCCACTTTCCAAATAAATAAACATACCTTTACCATTCCAACCTTCACGAGCAACCTTTTTACCATGATGCAACGCTTCTAATGCTTCGCCAAAATCCATAGTTATTTATTCCCCTTTTTGTGCAAATTAAAAGTGCCCTCTTTGCGAAGACGCCTCTTTAAATCCTTATCCAGTTGTTTGTCTATCTTTATTTCTTCCTTGGAAACATAACCGTAATTGGTTTGTTGCATGGGCGTATATGGATGCTTACGATCACTCATCAGTACCACCAGCCCTTATATCGGCCATATTCAGCGATCCCAGCCGGCAACAATATGACCAGGATTAAAATAATTAACGTGGCCACATTGCCACCTCCTTGCTTTCCATGTACAAAATAAAAGCCGGCGTTTTCCACGCACCGGTCACACTCACAGATTGCGTTAACAGAAACAGAGAATCTCGAGTACTTAACTATATTTTCGATAAAATAAATCATCTGTGAGTTTAAAACTGCCTGTGAGAATCGGACTCACAACTAACCGCCAGGCGGCAGTCCACTTGAATACTTTATATTTTAGAGGTATGTGCTCGTTAAAGCACAACGTGGCTGGCAGGGAATCGAACCCTGCACGGTAAGCTATCCGCCCTCTTCGTACGTGTACGTTACAGCCACACAACTTTGTTTGCTAATTTCCGGAGTATGGAACTTTTTTAACAAATTCCACAATACCAATATAACCCCTATTTTTGCATTTTTTCGGCAGAACATCGGCAGATTGTCGGCAGATTATCGGCGAACTTTTTTTGCTCGTAATGTGTCACGCGGACAAACGATCGCAAACACCCATAAGGCTTGTTTCTGATAATCGTTATATGTACGCTCAGGCAGATAGTTTAAATCATACTTCTCTGCTAAGCGTTCACAGCACTTTTTTACGGTGTAATGATTAATGAATCGATACTCCAATAAGTCGGCTAAAAAGGCATTCTGATCATCAATCGAGCTCATGAGTTGAATAGTCTTCAAACGTAGCTCACATTCCATCTTAGCGGTGGCTTGTTTAATCATTTTATCTTCCTGCCGGGTATGTCTTGGATCTGACTGTGCCTTTGGCATACCGTCCATCATCGGCGACTGCAGGGAGAAACTGAATCTAGCCGCTTCAAGTTGCCAATCCTGATACTCACACAAAAATTGTTTAGCATTTTTAATTGTTTGCTTTCTATCCAATAGACCAAAGACACTATCCATCTCCGCAACTCCTTTATTGTCACCTTAGTTGATGTTATAATGAATTCGTCAGAATACTAACATCGCCTTGGCTTCCGGAAACGGGAGCTTTTTTATTTGCTCATTTTTTGTCCTCCTTATCAATTCGTCGGGCCATCTCTAAATCCCTGCCAATCACATAGGAAAACAATGCCACTACATAAACGGTTTCCGTACTGTGCGACTTGATAATGAATGCAGTAATGACAGCCGCCACCAATATTGAAATTGTAAGATTGACCAGCAAATCGACAACTCTTCTCATTTGTCTGCCTCCTTAGATTCCAAAAATTTAAGCAATCCTGTAATCGCAGATAAGCCATTCTTAGTGAAACGTATTTGAATAGTTTTATCTTTCTTGCGAGAATATTTTTGAACCATAATCAAAGTAAAAGTACCGTCCGAATTTGGTTGAATTCCAAAAGTGCTTTCAATTACACCTTTTTCTGGTATTCCTACATATTCAAATTGGCTCATTTGTCTGCCTCCGAATATTGTACAAATCGTTTGATAGTCGTCATGATCTCATCATCAGTTAATTCAACGCCTTGCAATTTATCAGTCATATCATGTGCCAGTTCATCAAAATAAGTCCATCCGTCTGATTCACCATCATAAACAATTCCAAATAACAAACTGTTTAAATTGATAGGGAGATTTTCATATCTCATTGACTTAACGCAAAGTCCTACTAACTCTCTTGGGCTTAATTTTTCTTGATTCATTTGTCTGCCTCCAATAGCTGACCGTCTTCGTGCACATTTCCAACAACTTCAACAAGATTAGCGTCTTTTTGGCAAGCACACTCCAGCCATTCTGATGATGAATATGATTTAGGGCTATCTTGTGCAGCAAATCCAGCTCCACGATACACAACTAGTCCAACCCAGTGATGCTCATACTTTATATAAAAATTTGAATGCCAGGCTAGAATATCACCTTCGTATATATCTTTACCATTCTTATCTTTCAGGCCGGTAAATTGTTCCAAAGTTAAATCATCACCATCATAAGAGTATTCCTTTGATCCTTCAGCCTCTCTGTCATCTAAATAACAATGAACCTGTGCACCCTCAATCGGCCCATCAAAACTAATTCGGTAAACATGTAACATACGCTTTTTATTCTTATCCCATGCTCTAAACTTAATTTTTCTGCTCATCGTCGATTATTTCCTCCTGAATAACTTCACCAGTTCGACTGTCAATCGTCTTGAGTACACCATTTTCAATAACTTGATAATACGGATCCAAATCCATCATTTTTCATCCTCCCTAATATTCTTCAAATATGCCATTCTTAGCGTCGTACTCGGCAATTACCACCGGCACCCGATACTTGGCCATAAACATCTTCATACGCAAGACAGACGCTCTGGTTAACGTTGCCCGGCCACCTTTCACATCCACCACGCTGACCAACTTGCCATGCTCGTAGATACTGAAATCTGGCGTATAGGTGCAACCCCGGACATGCTTCCTTGGATTTTGTAGATCGAAACTTGATAAGGTCTCGAATCGCTCATGGATTTTGAAATCCAGTTTCAAGTTCTTCAGATGCAGGTAGTATGCACCTTCGGCTTTACTGTCAAACTGATAACCGTCAATGTTCATTTTGTGGGCGTTGAACTTATTGCCCTTTCTTGGCAATTCAATTGCCGATTTAGGCGGTACGTCAATGCCATATGGATAGTTAACCATTGTCACTGCTAAACCCCCTTTAGAATGGCAAGTCGTCATCTGAAATGTCTATTGCATCGCCATTATTGGCAAATGGATCGGCTCCGTTGGGCTGCTTTGGTGAGGTTGCTTCGCTACGAAACTCCGGTAGATCAAAATCGTTTACCGCTAATTGAAGCTGAGTATGTTCATGACCATCGCGTCCGGTCCAAGTATTCAACGACCATTCACCAGCCACCGTTACCTGATTGGCTTTGTGAAAATACTGTTGAATTGTTGCTGCCCGCTTACCAAACACCGTGCAATTAACGTAATCCACACCATAATCCCCTTGTTCATTTTTACGATTTTGACGCACTGCCAGTGAGAACTTGGCCATTTGATACTTGCCATCTTTTATTTCTGGATCACGGGTTAACCGCCCACTGATCTGCATTTGTCGCATTATCTTACCTCCTAAATAAATTGCTCAATGGCAACGTTATCTTTTAACGATTGTTGAATATTTTTAAGAACGGCCACTTCTAAGCGTGCCCGTAAATCATCCAAATCATTAATAAAGTCTAGATCGCCGTACTTCTGTTTCATCCGGTCTTTGAAATAGTCAGCGTCCTCGATGAATCGCCAGTGCTGCTCTTTCTCGACCATTGCTGTTTTTAAAGCTTTCCACATGAATTTCTGCTTTAGATCATCAAACTTATCAACCTGTTTCTCAAACCCCGGGGTCTTTTTAAAAATTCGAACACGGTCGGCACACTGACGGGCAACCCCCAAATAAGCATTCACAGCCGCAGTAACGTGCAATTTTTGTTCACGAAAGACCTTCTCTAATTCCTGTGAATCAAGCTGTTTGGTGAGCATCATTTTTCACCTCGACCATTCGTTGTGTATCTCTTTCAAAATAGAGTTTGACTATACCCAATTCGCCATCACGGTTCTTTTTAACCGATAAATTCAACACTGGTGAACCTTCTTCATCGCACCATAGGAAAGCCACAATGTTGGCATCCTGTTCAATCGAGCCGGTTTCTCTTAAATCGCTTAAATACGGTTCTTTGCTTTGTCGTGAATCGACCGCCCGATTTAACTGACTCAATGCGATCAAAGGAATATGCAGTTCCTGGGTTAATTGCTTAAGCCGGCGCGAGACTTTTTCTAGTGCGTGTCGTGGATCGAGTTTAAAGTCATCGGATTCAACTAGCTGAATATGATCAACAATCGGCAAATAATTCGTAGCACCATACCTGGTCGCATGCTGTTGGATGACATGGGCAATCTGCTCAATGTTGGTGATATTGTCGTTGCATAGAAAATTTAATCCGGCAATCGTTTGAATCGTGGCTCTGGCTTTGGCTTTTTGCTGATCATTCATGCGGATCGCTGGATTTTTCCAGTCATTCAATGGAATTTGGGACACCATTGAGTTAAGGCGGCGCATGTTCTGCTTAGCGCTCATTTCTAACGAAAATAATTCAACCGTCAAATTTTGGTTGTCCAGCATTGCGTTTAAGGCTAGATTTAACGCGAACGAGGTTTTCCCAACCGATGGCCGAGCCCCAATAATTAAAAGCTGATCTGACCCCAAGCCACCGCCCAACAACCGATCGAGCTTAGGAAAACTCTTGATCCAGCTTTTAACCGGTTGCTCCAAGTCTCGCAATAGTTCATCAGTCACTTTCTGTTTGTCGATGGTGGCGTTATTGTCAGTCTGATTGGCCTCCTGGTAGATTCCCAGTAAATGATTCACCGTAAATTCCCCTGGTTCTTTGACCACATTGGCGGCTGCGCCTTGTAAGCGACGCTTGTAATAATCTGCGCGAAGGGTCTTAAAGACTGCCGGATAATCATACGGATCAGGTATCCGCGCAATATAAGCAAACAGATCCGCACAGTTTATTTTTTTGCCAAATGGGGTTTCCGTAAACTGAGCCTGAATTTCATCCGCGTTGGTATATCGGCCAAACCAATAATTGATGAAACTGGCCAATTCCCGTAGCTGGTTGTTACTGAACCATTTTTCCTCAACGTTAGTGCTTAGCACAATTTCCGGATGCTCAACCATAATGTGAATGGCCTTTTTTTCGATGTCAGGGAGTTTATTTTGCGAATTCAAAAGACGTCCTCCTTTCGGAATCGTTCCGGATAAACCTGCCGTTCAACGGCTTCAAGCGTGATATCCGGGTACTTGGCTTGTAGAGACTGGGTTGCCTGTTGGGCATCATGATCATGCGTACTAAACGCCTGCATGATATCAATTGATCGTTGTTCACCATCCGAGTAAACCGGCTTTTTAGAAAGCCGTGGTTCAGAGGGTGATTCATCGTACGTATCACTCCAGCGCTCCTGATTGAACCAAGTGCTGCCGTTGGGATAATATTTAGGATCACCATGCTTAACTAATTCAATAATGCCATCTTGGATTTGCCTGTTGGTAACACCAGATTTAATGGCTCGTTTGTAAGCACTGAAAGCCGGTTTTTTACCTTTTTTACTGGGATAGAGCTTCCAAAGCTTATCAAAGTCCTCTGCAAGCTGTTTATTTTGGCTTGCAGGTTTATTTGTTTTTATTTTTGTTTTATTTACTTTACTTTTATTTACTTTACTTTCCTTGCCATCATTTGCTAATGGCTTTGCTATAGCATTGCTATCCGTTTGCCATCGAATGTGGGCACCTTTCTTACCAGCTTCGGCTCTTTTCTTTGATTTCTGATCCTTGATCGCCATTCTTTTCTTGAATCCTTCGGAGTAGAAGTACTTACCATCATCGGTAAAGACAAATAACCCAAAATCTTCAACAACCGCTTTTATCATTGAAGCATCAACACGAAGATCAAAGGCTATCACGTTATAATCTTTGATACTCATGTAATCTGCTTCGTCACGGAGACGTTCAAGAATCATAAAGTAAACGCCATAACCAGCGGCGCCATACTTCATTCGAACCTTTAGCAACTTCTCTGAATTTCTAGCATTACTATCATGAGGAAAATAGCTATTCATACTCAGCCTCCTCAATTCCTACCCGCCCACCACTAATACTGATTAACTATCCAATCCGGCAAACGCTGCATCAGACTCTTTTTCGTTGGCTTGCTGAATCTCCATCAACTCCGTGTTAAGTTCTTTCTTTAGATAGCCGGCATCTTGTGCCGAGATATTTTTGAAGCTCTTAACCTTTGCCTTGGCCATCGAGTTTTTAGCAACGACTTTTAAATCTTGACTTGAATGCTGACTAACTTCTTTCATGAGCTTCTTAAGCTCGTCAGTTTGCACTTTAGTTGCCGCCTTTGGTGACGGTGCCGGCTTCCGTGAACTGGTTGAAGGATTAGATCCTCTCGCTGGTTTAGGCTGCCCCTGGCTGGCAGCATTTCCGTCATCATCGACATCACTTGAAATGCCAAAGGCCGCGGATAACGAATATCGACGGGCGTAGGTTTCAGCGGAACCGTAACCTTGAGGATCATTTTTCTTAACTGGTACATACGATGGCTCAAAGGCTATAAATTCCCCACTCTTGTGTAAGATAATCGTGGCAATGCCAACTTTGCCATCCTCAGTAATTAAGGCTTGCGTATAACTCAATCCATCGGGTAAGGCTTCGTCAATGGCTTTCTGAACACCTTCCAAAGCAACATAAGTGGATTTAAAGAAGGGATTCTCTTTGTCCTTCTTAGGCTGTTTAACTGCCTTGCGAAAGGTATACATAGCTGTGGCTAAGTTTTTAATTGAATCACTCATTTTCATAACTTGTCACCTACTTTATTAGGGTGATAGCTGACCGATTCCTTTTCAATCACAGTAATTCCAGGGACTTTCTCACCATTCGGATCAATAGCCACGCCGTCATAATCAGTGAGTGTCTTTTTAAAGTCGCCCCACTTAATGTCCTTCTTGAGTAAGTCCGGATAATTCTTTTCTACAAACGGAAGAAGCTTACTGGGTTCACGTTGGTATTGTTTAGCATGACGCAGACTGGTATAACCAGCTGGAACTTTAACCTTGCCATCAGGTTGCGTTTGGCGATACTGTTCAATCAATTGTTCAAAGTAATCCTGGCTTTCTTTCAATGGTTTAGTTTCGCTTTCGTACCATTCCTTGGTTTGTTCGTCAAAGCCGGCTTTTTGTTGCGCTTTGATATCCAGCTCATGCTTAACCTCAGCTAATTTACGAAATGCCCAGTTTGCTTTGTTATCGTCATCAATAACAAATGTTTGTTTTTCCGGTGCCTCTTTAATTTCATCCATAACTAGTCCTCCTCGTAGATACCGGTGACTTCGTAATCACTCAGTTTATCTTTTTCTTTTCTGAGGCAAGTCAGCAGTGCTCTTTTAACTTTCGGATTGCTTTCTTGGTCATAAGCTCGTTCCAATCCGGCAACCCGCAAGCGTGCATATTTGACTGCTTTAATCCCATTCGCCAGCTTGATATTCATACTTAAGCTCCTCCAGTTCTTTGTCTGTACCAGTTTCATACTCATCAGCTAATTCGTCGTAATAGGCATCTTCTTTTGGACTATCTGGATACATGCTTCATGCACCCTAACAGTCGTTGCAGAAGTGTCTGTGTCGGTCTATACTTGATGTATAGAATGTTTTGGCATACAAACAATTTCTCTTTAGCCGCATCAGACAACTCCATTTGTCCGATGCTTTTTTTATACATATTTTTCATAACGTCCTCCTATTTGAACCATTCGCTAGGGTTCTTTACCATCAAGTAAACTAAGTAGCATCCGGCAAAGAAACCAAAATACAAGCATCCATACACAATGAACCTTCCAATTTCGTAAATCACTTTCGCAACCTCCTAATACTTGTGTGTATCCATCAGCTTATCCAAATCACGACGATCAACCCGCTTGACACCACCAATCGCAATAACTTTTACGAGTCCTGCCTTGCGCCAGCGTCGGAATGTTTGCGGATCGACATTCACGTATTCTGGTGCTTCCTGAATCTTCAAGTACCTAGGAGCCGAGGCATTATCAAGTAGGTCGTTGATTCGAGCGATAAGATCTTCGTCCATTTTTATCACCTCCTAAATTTGGTGTTCATAATGTTGGTCAATTTCTTTTTCACGCTCGTTTGCTTCATCCGTCCAACTAAGCTGATATCGGTTTGTAATGATTGCCATCAATGGCAGCGCATAGCGAACAACGTCATACAATTGCTTGAACGCTTGCTCAGGATCGCAGATATTTTTCAAATCATTCGCACTGCTCGGATCCTGAAAATCATCAAGTGCCTTATTTAAAGCACCCATTGACTGTTGCATTTCTGCCATTACTCGATCCGATAATGCTGTGAGGTCTGTTGAGACGTTTCGATAGTTTGGCAAAGGTGGAATAAAACCGCTGGTAAAAATATTTAGAATGGCAATCTTAAATTCATCCGACCCCATTAAGCCTTCCGATGATTGAAACAGGCTTGCTAAATCATCAAAGTGAATTGACGCTTTATCATGTCTAATCTTTGAAACCATTGACTGCGTAATACCTAAGAAATGTGCTAAGTCCGTTGTGCTGAATTTTGGATTGGCATTCATAAAATTGACTAATTTATGACCGATCATCGCTTTCTGCTGTAATCCGAGTACTTCATCCATAAACTCTTCCCCTTTCATAAACTCCCCATTTTTTATGATTACTAAATAATTTAGTATTTAGATAGAGCTTGATATTAAGCTCGCTGATTCTTCAAACTCATTTGGCCTTCTGCGATGCCACTTAACTGTTTGATAATTTGCAATGTTGCTGTTGATGGTTGCCAATTACGGATATACCTATCAACGTTCTCAAAATCCTTTTCGCGAAGCTGAGCTCGTATTTGGATTCCCGCAATCTGTTTAATGCCACCGTTGATATCTTTGTAAAGCTTGCCTCGTTGCTTAGCAGTCAAGATTAAGTGATGTGTTTGAACATAGGTGTTAACCGCACCACTGACGGCATGAGAAATATAGTTGTACTCTCCAGGAGCTAAGGGTTTATTGTGTTCCAAGTCCCTAACTCGGTTGTCAATTTGATTGATCTTCTTATTTCCTTCGTTAGCGTTTTGAAGTAGCAACGTAATCTTTTCTTCGGGTGTTTGTGGTAAAACTATTTGCTTAGCTTGTTTCTCCATCGCAATGAAATATTGTCGAGCTTGCTTGCCTCTGTCCGTTCGTTGGATCATGGATAGCTCTTTTGCCATATCCAAAGTTAAGGCGTGATTTACTTGAGGACGACCACCTTGAGGTTTTACTTTTTTTCCAGTAAAACTCTTGATAGGTTTCGTACTTTTTTGTTCGAAACCTATAAAATCAACGTTTTCGGTGAATCCATACTCAATCATTCGTTGAATCCAAATTCGATATGGTGTTTCTACTTCTAAAAAGTCATGCAAGTCCCGACCATCGACAGCAACGGAACCATCATTTTGTTTGAAAGTTTTAATTAGTTCATTCATTCAAATCATCCTTTCGTTCTTTGAAAACTAAATATCGAAGTCTGCTTTAAACTTCTCAAATAACTTTCGAGCTTCTGGAACCTGTTCATCAGTCAACTTACGAATGTCCTTCAAGCTAAGTTTTAATTTAATCGCCATATTTACTGAAGAAACTAACTGACTCCAGGGAAACAGCTGGTGTCCATCATCGGTATAAGCTCTGGCACACGCCCAGTCATGAACCTCTTGTTTCAGTACCATAGCCTTCGGATTGCTTTGCTTAGTTAATAATCGACGGACAACCGGACGCTCTTCTTCTGGGAATACCTTGAGTTGTTCCTCTGTTACTTGCATTACTTGGTCACCTCCTGTTCTTCATCAAGCAAATCTTCAATTGAAACATTTAATGCTTTAGCGAGTGCATTTGCAATTCGTGCATTTGGCGTAGCACCACGTTCAATAGTGCTAATTGTCGTTTGTGGAACGGTGCTCATATCTGATAGTCGTCCCTGAGACAATCCAAGAGCCAATCGATACTTTCTTACGTTTTGTCCAACAGTCATTTTCGTGCCTCCTTAGTTAACGTATTTGCGGTACACTTATATAATAACGCATTTAAGGTAAATGTCAACGTATTTACGGTAATCAGTTCAAAAAATAATTGGTAGACTTAACGTATAACCGTTAAAGGAGATTTTTACATGACTGATCATGAGTTGATTCTCAATCGAATCTACCAATTAATTAGAGAAAGAAACTTAACAGTAAATCGTCTGGCTACTCTTTCAGGGGTCAGACAATCCACCTTAACATCCTTAGAAAGTCGGCCTACTGGCGTACCCAAAGCTGATACTATTCGCCTTTTGTGTAAGGCATTAGGTATTTCAGTCAAAGACTTCTTCGATTTTCCACCCTACAACGAGGTGGAAAAATGATGTCAAACGAATTTAATTACCCTGGATCGCTTAGCGTAGGTATGACGAATAGCATGAGACATTGGCAAGATAGTCCTGCAGCTAAAGCTCTAAGAGAACCAGCTGTAAAAAGGCAACTAGAGTGGTTAAGAAGTGACGCTGGCAAAAGAGAAATGGAGATGGTTAAGCGCATTCGAAGCCCATTTTGGAAAACCTCGTATGGAAACTACGGATTACCCTCATCGAGAATCAAACAGTTAAGCTACTTGAATAACCCTGTAAGTTCAAAAACAAATGAACTCGTCAGCTTAATTCAACAAGTACCTGATAATAAATTATCGACGTTGCTTCCTAAAAAAATTCCAAAGTCGTTGAATGTAACGACGGACCAAATTTCCAAAGAAGATATTGGAACGGAAGTAGAAAACAATTCCGCTCCAAATAAAAACGCAGTAAGCAATGAAGCCGCTCAGGATAATAAAACTGATGCTCAGTTGAATCAGAGTTACGAAAATATCATGCAAGTTAATGACTCCTCTCCTTGGTCAATTAGTAGTTTACGGAACGATATGCCTAATGAAATTCGCTCTTATCTTATTAGCAATTTCATTGGTTTCATTGTTTGGGTGACATGGACCTATGGGCCTAATCTTGCTGAACAAACGGCCTCTGTTTTTTCTAAATGGATCGCCTATTTAATACAGCAAGGCTAAATTAATTTTATTTTCTTGTATCATGCAATGTATCGTGACGAGCTAGTAATGTGCCATCCAGTGAGTAATATTCATTCAGGTATCTAGTCATGCTTTCTTCTGTACCGTTACCAATTACTGATACAACTTCAATTACTTTGATAACCTTGACGTTTCTAACCATTGATTCGCTAAAGTTTCGCATTTAATTCACCTCCGTATCTCTTAATTTCTTAGCAAGTGAAGTTAGTTTGGCAGCCCCGTCTAGAAGTGCCTCACTGGCTTCTTTTTTCTTAGAAACGTCGATTCCGTTTAACGAGATTAGAATCTCAATCAGTTCTCGGTACATGAATTGCCTCCTTACGTGCTTACCTTCCGCGTGGAATTCACAGATTTAACAACGGAATCCGTTAGTTTTACGCTAAAAAAAACTTCTTCCTTTACACCGAGATAGCGCGCTATTGACGTAATTAAATCTGGATCAACTGTTTTATTAATATTTTCCAATCGATAATAGCGCATGGGTGAAATTCCTAGATTCCGTGCTACTGCAATTTGGGTAATGCCTTTAGCCTTTCGCACTTTTTTTATGTTATCTCGGACTTTCATTAAATCACCTCCTCAACCTTATGATTCCATTTTACTAACGCTTTACGTTATTGTCAATAAAAAATCAATATTATCGTTATTTTTATAACAAATACCGTTATTTAAACTATTCTCTATTTATAAATTCAATGAATAAGGAGCTTTTTACTATGGCAACTTTAGGTGAAAGAATTAAAGAATTCAGAAAAAGCAAGCACCTTACTCAACGTGATTTAGGTAATAAAGTTCACCTATCTCCACAAGTCATTTCTAATTATGAGCGTGGATATTCGACCCCTAGCGCAGATGATATGAAGAACATAGCCAGTGCCCTCGAGGTTAGCCTTTCCGATTTGTATGCTGAAAAGAACTCATCATTAAGCTCTCATAAGTATTATGACTTAACAGAAAAGGATGAACACGACATTGGCATTCAGGTAGATCGGATGCTAGCGGGCTTGTCATCAGACGCAGAAACTAACTATTACGGCGAACCGATGACACCCGAGGACAAAGAAAAGATGCGAGTAGCCATGACAGCGGCTCTTGAGGCAGCACAGATTGAAGCAAGGAAAAGGTTTACTCCTAAAAAGTATAGACACGATAAAGAGTAAGGTGATTAATTTATGGCATTTGAGCATGACCCAATTAATATGGCAAATAAAATCATGAAAAAATATCATACCTTTGACCCTTATAAACTCGTTGATGACTTAGGATATGTTCTTCAGTATTCTGATTTAGGAAGTATCAATTACGCGCAACGAGACTATTTTAAACGGATAACTGTTATTACATTAAACAGCCAAATAAATGAACAGTGGCAGTGGTTTGCATTGAGCCATGAGATTGGTCATGGCTTATTACATAAAGGTTTTTCAACTGCTTTTTATCGAAATACCAGCGGTTGTGGCATGATTAATTGGGCGGAAAAAGAAGCCAACCTATTTGCCATGCAATTAGAACTTCAGCGTTTCGATGACGACACTTTAAAGGCACTGACAGATTATCAATTGATAAAATTAATGGGGCTTGATGAAAAATTAGTTCGATATATAAGGAGATTATAGGCATCATTTTAGACAATAGTGACTAGATCATTAAATTATTGGAGGAATTACGATGGGATTGTTGAAGAAATTATTTGGCTTATCAGAAACCAGTAAGGTTGAAGAACACCAAGATTCAAAATCAAAAAAGGTAGAAATAAATCGTCCAACCGATCCGAATTATCAAATAGCAATAGCAAGCATTCCTGTTATGTGGAAGCAATATGGAGAATCCTTAAGATTGTTAAAAAATACAATCCATTGTGATACATATTTTGATCGAAAAGACTTTGTGATTACAAGATTAGGATCACTTCAAAAGACTATTAATCTCGTTGGTGGCTCTGATTCATTCATCGATCCAATGACTAATACCGATATTACCGTTTATTCTACCGATATTGACGGCATTATTACCGACATAAAATCAGATAAGTACGACGAAGCTTTCATAAGGAGATACGCTGAAGCTCTAAATTTCAAAATCAGCTCATTAAAAACCAGTAAGGCAAAATTAAACAATATTTTTAAATGGCAGCAGTGGATAGAACCATACAAAGGAAAACTTTCACCTGAACTTTTTAATGAATTTAAATTATACTGCAAAAAATTAGAAGTAAAGATTAATCGTGAAATTGAAGGCTAAGGAGAATATTATGAATCTCTCGGTACATTTTGGTGGCTCTATTGATCCGTTTAAAGATAACCCAGATTTAACAAATGTTGTTAAAGACTTTATAGCAAAATATATAAATAAAAACTTTTCTGTTTCGTTTACTGACCAAGAGAAGTTATTAAATATCATTTTTCAAGGACTACGCTCCGGAAGAGATACGAATGAAATAGGTCAGAAAATGGAAACTGTCTTAGGGTCTCAAACTGACATTTACCAAGTTGCTTTAGATGCAATTATGCGACCCAGAGCTTTTCAAGATATTTACATGCAGCAAAAGGCTGGCGCTCGATACTATACATGGCAGACTGTGGAAGATGCTCGTGTTAGGCCGGAGCATCAAAAGCTTAATGGCAAGATATTTGCTTATTCTCCAAAAGATGCCACAAAAAAATATCCGTACATTCCAATATATCCAGGCAGTGAACATCTTTGCAGATGTATAGCTCTTCCGGAGTTTAGCATTTATTAAATTGAATTAAAGGGGAAGATTTGCATGAAAATTAAAAGATCAATATTATTGGGAGTCACAGCATTATCACTAGGAACATTTACAGTAACAACCGTTCAAGCTAACTCTTTGCCAAACTATTATTCAGCCTACTGGTTAAAAACTAGAACCATGCATGTTAAAAAGGCTGTGTATGCTTATCAAATTAATCCCAGCACTTGGAAAACGCGACAAAGGGACGTTTTACGCGCTAATACAAGAATCAAAGTTACCAATACTGCCAACCTTAGCTGGGTAGTGAAAGCTAAAAATCTGCATCACACACATGGCTACACTTGGATTGTTAAAGGACACTACAACACAAATTGGCTGAAGCGTTAATTCAAAAATATATTTGCAAATTTCAGTAAGGAAGGCCGAAATTGACCTAAGATGAATTTGAAGCTAAAAAAAGCAATTACTTGGCTTGTAAAAATAAACATTGTCCAACAAACTGATGACTTTAAAAGCTTGGAGCACAGAAAGGCAGATTCTTTTGATTTACACAGACATTTTTAGCATCAAACATAAAGATGCAAAGGTTATTAATACCAAGAATGATTTTAACCGCATCTTTGTTATTGAAGACAAAAACGGCGTTCGGTATACGTGTTTGAAACCAGACGCGCAAAAGATGCCTAAAATAACTAGTCACTTCAAAACACTTAAAGCGAAATCAGCTCCATTAAATTATTTAACACCATATTTTACTGGTAAGCGCACTAAATAATAAGAAGCCCACAGAGGGCTTTTTATTATTTAGTGCTTGAAAAGAACTGATGTTCAAAGGAGATGAAAGGCTATGCCAAAAAGACGAAATGATGCTATTAAAAAATATAAAACCAAAGCTAAAAAAGAGAAGTTTAAATTTCAAATTTATGGCGGTATTGACCCACACACAGGTCGACAAATAAATATCTTCCGCCAAGGATTTAGGGATTATGAAGAAGCCAATGCTGCTTTTAACCAGCTACAAACTGAAATTGACAACGGCACTTATCAGAAAAAACGTGAACACGTTTCTCAAACGTTTGAAGAAATTTATGAGTTATGGTGGAAGAACTACGCCCCATCTGTGCGAGAAACGACTGCCAACAAAACTAAAAGCTGGTTTAAATTACGAATTCTGCCGGCTTTCGGAAAATATCGAATTAACGAAATTAGTCCAGCGATGGTTCAGGACACCATTAACAAATGGGCGACCGAAGTTGTTCGTTACAAAACTTATATCAACTATTTTGGTAGAGTGATGAAATATGCGATCGTCCTTGGCGCTCGCAATGATAATCCGTTGGATCGAGTAATTATCCCAAAGAAAGGTAAACAGTCCCTACGCCACCCTGAGAGCAATTGGTGGCAAGTCCCTGATTTCAAAAAATTCTTGCGTTATATTGACCAACAACCAATTACAATTCTAGCAATGTTTCGTACAGTTGCCCTGACGGGTGTCCGACGTGGCGAGCTACTGGGTTTAAAGTGGCGAGATGTCGACTTCGCAAACTCAACGGTTAAAATTGAACGTTCTGTTTACTATGATGAAACCAGCCACCGGTTTAAATTAGGACAAGTGAAATCAAAAGCCGGTAATCGAACCATTCCCCTCGATCCAAAAACGCTCAACATCTTAAAAGATTGGCGCTATACTCAACAAATGCTGCAGGGACGTTTACGGCCAATCAAACTGGATCAACTAATTTTTCCTGGCGATACTCGTAACCATATCATGTCAACTTCACATCCTGGTGAACTGCTTAAAAAATTATGTAAGGCTGCCAAAGTGCCACAAATTACTATGCACGGCTTTCGGCATACTTTTGCGACATGGATGTACGAAACTAATCAAAATGTTACGCCCAAAGATATGCAGAAAATTCTGGGGCATGAAACTATTGATATTACTTTGAATACCTACACCCACTCAACCGAAAAAGGTCAGCAAGAAGTTGCTGATTTTATGAAACACAAAGTTGATTTTTAAAAACCATTAGACGTGAAAAAAACCATTAGAAAAACCATTAGATAAAATACCCATCTATGGAATTCTATGTCACTCCAACAAAATAAAAAAACACCACATAGCAAGTGTTTAACTCACTATGTGGCGCAATGCTTACTGCAGTAAGGAGAGTACAGGATTTGAAAGATAACATTGTAATCCCTTGTATGCCAGTTGATTAGCGAATCCGTAAAATAAAACCTTTAGATATTTCATTAGATAAACTATTTTTAAGCGATATTTTGATTAATTTGACGATCAAATTCGATCGTCTGGAGAGTAAATTTTGATTAGTTTACGTACCTTAACATTGGGGTGTTAAAATGGTGCATTATTTTCATATCTTTTGTCGATTTTTGTAAATCAACAAAAGAGGCCCACCCAGAACTTAATCTGAGTGGGCCCCTTTGCATACTTTATTTAATTTTAGGCTTGGCCTTCTTGAGAAATTTAACATACCATTTATTGCTTGATACGTATCCTTGACCATTGATATGCAGCCTAGTTATCTTGCCATACTTAACTGGTGTGGCCCAGAAACGAGAGCCAGTACCGTAGCGCGTATATCGCTTGCCTGACTTTTTAAAATCCAAGCCATTATATACCGGCAACCATTTTAATCGAACTTGGTAAAGCCCAGGAGTTACATAGTAAGATGGCTTTTCACTGGTCTTGCTCCCAGACAGTGAACCATCAAAGTCATATGAAGCATCTACTCCATGCCAGTTATCGCTAAACTGCCAGCTGTTTGCATTCGCAACACCTGGTTGGCTTACTCCATAAGCTGCTACCCAGATATGTTTATCAACCAAGGCAGACCGTTTGATACGACCCGAATTAAACCAACTGCCACTGCCGTAAGTCACAACGTTCTTATATCCGGCATTAATCAAATATAGTAGAAACGCATTGACTTGAGGTGTGGTGTTGTACGGTAAACCAGGCGCTTCAACATCAATCACCAAAACGGTGGACTTGTCCAAGCCAAACTTTTTAACCCAGGCTAAAAAATACTTTGCTTCGGCTGTGCCAGCGCCGTGGAAAAAGTGATACACACTGACCGAGCCGAAGACTTTAAGCGCATTGGTGACTTGCGCGCTGGCTTTCGGGTTCAAGTAGTTGGTCCCTTCGGTTAATTTAACGACCGCAAAGTCAGCACCATAATTTTTAAAAGTCTTGAAGTAAGAAATCGAACTACCTTGATATGATGAAACATCAATTCCGATTTTAGGCATTCTGATCACTCCCCGATTTTACAGCTGGCTGAGCAGATTGAGGTGCTTGAGAAGCGGGTTGTGCTGCACTTTCAGGCTTTGAAGCGGATGATTGTGCGACTGGTGCTGCAGAGCTTGCCGATGTTTGTGGGGTGGCCGAATTTTCGGCTGTCTCAGTTGGCTCTGGCGAAGTCTGTGGTTGATGATTATCATAGCCGAGTTTCTTGAATTGCTGATAGGCTGCTTCAACGATTGAGTCAACAATTTCCGGAGTTACCCAGGTTAGCCCAAGTTGTGCCGCAAAGTCAGCCACATCTTTGTCGGCCGCCTTTTTCCGGTCAGATTTGGATAATCCCGCCAATGTGGCAAACTTGGTAACGGTCGTTAGGGCGAAATCAGTCAACTGGTTGATTTGTTTATTTTTGATATGAATCTTTAAGTATGGTTGGACTTGCTTCACGACCACAATAATCAGAGCCACCAATGCGGCTAGAATGCCGGTACTTTGAAGCCAGCTAAAAATATCACTAATCTGTTTAAAAATTTGCATAATATTCTCCTCCTAATGTAAGAAATGAATGAGTTGTTGTAGAATCAAATAAATAACGGAACTTGAGCCAATCGCAATCGTGACTACTTTCCACAAGTTCT